GCTAACACCGTTTGGTATTATATCTTCTGCAGAAGATGATATTCCAGAAATGGAACTAGCAGGTGGAGATCTATGGTTATCAGACAAGTACCAAAAAAGTTTGAAGGATTATATCACAGACAGATTGAGATAGTCAAATTTTTGAAAGTATAAATAATCTAGTTAATAATTCTTTGCCATGATCAAAACATTATAAGGAGAAGAAGATGGCATTTCAACTTTCACCAGGGGTACTGGTAACCGAGAAGGATTTGACTTCCATTGTCCCTCAGGTTGCTACCACTGCAGGCGGCTTTGCTGGCGCCTTTCAATGGGGACCTGTTATGGAGGTTGTTACCGTAGACTCCGAGAATACGTTGGTGGAAAGGTTTGGTAAACCTAATGACACTGTATTTAAATCATTCTTCACTGCAGCCAACTTTCTATCCTATGGTAACAATCTTCAAGTAGTCCGAACAGTAGATCAAAATATTGCAAGAAACGCAAAATCAAATGCAGCAGCTACAGCAGTAATTATTAGAAACGAAGATCACTATACAGCATCATACAGTAGCGGTCAAGGTTCTGTTGGAGAGTGGGCAGCTAAGTATCCAGGGGCTCTGGGTAATTCATTAAAAATTTCTATGTGTGATGCTAACACATGGACAGGATGGGCTTATGCTTCTAATTTTGACGACAAGCCAGTGACTTCTACTTATGTAAGTAGTTTAGGTGGGTCGATGGATGAGATGCATGTTATAGTTATTGATGAAGACGGTCTCTGGTCTGGTACTCAAGGTACTGTTCTAGAAAGATTCCCCTACGTGTCTAAAGCTGCAGATGCTAAAAACCCAGACGGTTCATCTTCATACTACAAAGATGTAATTAACAATACATCTAAGTATATTTGGTGGATGGATCACAATGCAAACGTTACATCGACCGGTACTGCATGGGGAAGCGATGCTAACTCATCTGTGTTTGCTAATTTAACTTCTACCGGTAACGTTGCGCATTCTTTAACCGGGGGTGTTTCTGGAGATTCTGCTACTACTGGAAATATTACAACTGGTCTTGCTCTTTTTGCAAATGACGAACTTTATGATATTTCATTAATTGTAACCGGTGAGTCTGACGCAACCATTGCTAATTATGCTATTTCTAGTGTTGCAGAAGTTAGAAAAGATGCAGTAGTCTTTATTTCCCCACCTCAATCTAACGTGGTTAATAACTCTGGAAGTGAAGCATCTAGTATTGTTTCATACAGAGATACATTAACAAGTTCTAGCTATGCAGTACTAGATTCTGGATGGAAATATCAATACGATCGTTATAACGACAAATACCGCTGGGCTCCGCTTAATGGAGATACAGCAGGGTTAGCAGTTAGGACTGACTTTGTAGCCGATCCATGGTTTTCTCCTGCAGGGTTTAATCGCGGTCAAATTAAGAATGTAGTCAAACTTGCATACTCACCTGGTAAAACTGATAGAGATACTCTTTACAAGAAAGGTATTAATCCTGTAGTTTCTTTCCCAGGTAATGGTACTGTTCTGTTTGGAGACAAGACACTTTTAGCTAAGCCTTCTGCCTTTGATAGAATAAATGTACGAAGACTGTTTATTGTTCTAGAAAAAGCTATTGCTACAGCAGCTAAATTCCAACTATTTGAATTTAATGATGCATTTACTCGAGCACAGTTTAGAAATCTAGTAGAACCATTCTTAAGGAATGTTCAGGGAAGACGTGGAATTACAGACTATAAGGTTGTTTGCGATGAAACAAACAACACTGGTGAAGTCATTGATCGTAATGAGTTTATAGCAGATATTTTTGTTAAACCAGCTCGCTCAATCAACTTCATTCAATTGAACTTTATTGCTACTAGAACAGGCATTTCGTTTGAAGAAGTAGGCGCATAAGGGGAGTAAGACATGTCAACATTTAACGTAGAGCGTTTTAAATCAGCTCTTACCAATGGCGGTGCTCGCCCTAATCAATTTGCAGTTAGGTTGTCCTTTCCAACCTATGTTGCAGGAGCAGCTAATGCTGTAGCACGTGCACCGTTCTTAGTAAGCATAGCTGAATTACCAGGGCAGACAGTAAACCCTGCTGTAATTCAGTATAGAGGGCGAGAAGTAAAATTTGTAGGTGATAGAGTATATGCTCCATGGACTATTACTGTACTAAACGATTCTGAAATGTCTATCAGAACAGCTATGGAACAGTGGATGTCAGGTATGGAAGATTATGCTTCTAAGTTTGGTCGCTTACAACCTTCTGAATATCAGCGTAATGCTGATGTTCTTCAATTAGATCGAAATGGTAATGTTTTAAAATCGTATGTTTTGGTAGATTGTTTTCCTGTAGACCTTTCTCCAGTAGGGTTGGATTTTGGAGCTAACGATCAGATTTCTACCTTTACTGTAACTTTCCAATATCAACACTTCCTACCTTCATCTAATCCTCAATCAGGAACAGTGAATGTAGCTGGTGTTTTTAACTTAGGTTAATAACTAGACTTTATTATGGCGATTTCAATCTTTGGTTTTACCATAGGTCGTGAAGACAAACAGCGGGAGTTAGTGAATCAATCATTCATTACTCCCGTTTCCGATGATGGCACTTCTACTGTATCTGCTGGTGGGTATTTTGGTACCTATGTAGATATAGACGCGTCTGCTCGTTCTGAGTCAGAGCTAATTTCTAGATACAGGGATATATCTAACTACCCTGATTGCGATACAGCCATTGAAGAAATAGTAACTGAAGCTATTGCAGCATTAGATAGTGAAACTCCGGTAACGTTAGATACAGATAAGTTAGAATTATCTGACGCTATCAAGCAAAAAAATTCAAAACGAATTCGACACTATTTTATCCCTTTTAGATTTTAAAGACAAAGCACACGATATTTTTCGTAGGTGGTATGTTGATGGACGACTATACTATCAAAAAGTAATAGACACATCAGCTACTAAAAAAGGTATACAAGAATTAAGATTTGTAGATCCTAGAAAAATAAGAAAAGTTAGAGATGTTAAAAAAGAAAAACTACCTTCTGGTGTAGAAGTTATTGTAAAAATTGAAGAATTCTATATCTATAATGAAAAAGGATTAACAGTAACACCAGGTATAGACCCTAATCAATCTAATGGAATTAAGGTAGCACCAGACACTATTACTTTTGTACCTTCTGGGTTATTAGATTTAGATAGAAATGTAGTTATCGGATATCTAAACAAAGCTATTAAACCAGTCAACCAATTAAAAATGATGGCTGACTCGTTAGTTATCTATCGATTATCAAGAGCTCCAGAACGTCGTATTTTCTATATTGATATTGGCAACTTACCTAAAGTCAAAGCTGAACAATATATGAAAGATATTATGGCTAGGTATCGTAATAAAATTATTTACGATTCTACTACTGGTGAAATTAAAGACGATAGAAAGTTTATGACTATGCTAGAAGATTTCTGGCTTCCTCGTCGTGAAGGAGGAAGAGGCACAGAAATTACTACACTTCCAGGTGGAGAGAATTTAGGTCAGATTGCCGATATTGAATACTTTCAGAATAAAGTATATCAGGCATTAAATGTACCAGTATCCAGATTTCAACAACAATCAGGTTTTAATTTTGGACGAGCAGCCGAAATCTCTAGGGATGAGATAAAGTTTGCTAAATTTGTAGGTCGTCTTCGTCGTAAGTTTAATAAGTTGTTTGATGATCTACTCGAATCACAGCTTGTCTTGAAAGGTATAATTAAACCTGAAGACTGGGATGGTATTAAAGAGCAGATTGATTATAAGTATGCTCAAGATCAATACTATCAAGAAATTAAAGAAGCTGAAAATTTAAGAAATAGAATAGACGTTTTAAATCAAATGTCTCCTTATGTAGGTGTTTATTTTAGTAAGCAATATATTCGTAAGAATGTTCTAAAAATGACCGATGCAGAAATAGAAACCATTGAGCAGGAAATTGAAGATGAGCCTCCTACCATTCAGCCCGGTATGCCAGGTTCGGATCAAGCAGCAGCTTTATCTCGTGAGAATATAAACAAATAAATAAATATGATAGGAAGCATATGGAACAGTCAGAATTAATTGATCAGATGATTAACGACATTATGGATAATAAGAACACCGAAGCCGGTGATGCTTTTCAACATCTAATGGCATATAAATTAAATGATGCATTAGAAGCTAAAAAAATAGAAGTTGCTCAAACTATCTATAACTACCAAGAAGTAGATGAACCTACTGATGAAGAAGAAGTAGAAGAAATTGAGCAAGAAGCCGAACAAACTTAAAGGAATATCATGCCAGTTACCAAGAGTATTCTTAAAAACTCCAAACGACAGGCCGTAGTTAAACTGGTCGGAACTGGTCTGGGTTATATTAACGTTCACGAACTAGTTGCGGTAGTTGGTCCTAATGCTATTTCCGACGTTCAAACTGTCTCTACTGCTAATTTAGAATTAACTATTTCTGATTTATTTTATGATGTATCTGCAGCTTCTAATATTACTCGCAATAGCAATGTTATTTGGGCTATGAACGGGGGATCAGCAGATTATGCTTTTTCAAGAGATATTGGTGTAGTACTTAATCAAGATGCTAACGCAAATGTAATCGTTAACATTGGGGGTACTGCCAACGGTACCGTACTCATTCAATTTACTAAGGGTGCAGGTTATAACGACCCTTATGACTTACAAATCCAGGGTCCTGGTGTAGGAAGAATTTAATGAAATTAATTACCGAGCAAATTAACGAGGTAAAATACCTCGTCGAGAAAAAAGAAGACGGAGCGAAGAATATCTTCATTGAAGGTATTTTCATGCAGACTGAAAAAGAAAATAAAAACGGTCGCATGTATAGAAAAGGTATTATGGAAAATGCCCTGAATAATTTTCAATCGTTAATTTCAGAAAAACGCGCACTAGGAGAACTAGGTCATCCTCCTAATCCACAAATAAATCTCAATAATGTTTCCCATTTAATTACTAGTCTAAAGTTTGAAGGTAATGATGTCATTGGCCGTGCTAAAATTTTAGATACCCCTATGGGTAAAATTGCTAAAAATTTTATTGAAGAAGGTGTTAGACTAGGAGTATCATCCCGAGGACTCGGCTCACTTAAAGAAGTAAACGGTATTAACGAAGTCCAGGATGATTTTCATTTAGCTACTGTTGATATTGTTAGTGACCCTTCTGCCCCAGAAGCTTTTGTTCAAGGTATTATGGAAGGCGCAGAATGGGTTCTAGCCAATGGTGTATGGAAACCAGTACAAGTAGAACAAGC